AAAAGAACCCCGGCGTGGCCAAGTTACCTACAGCCGTACGTAATAAAATGGGTTTTATGAAAGAAGGCGGCATGGCTAAAGCAGACATGAAGCAAGACAAGGGCATGATGCAAAAAGCTGTGAACAAACACGAAGGCCGCTTGCACAAAGGTCAACCCGTAACTAAGTTGGCCAGTGGTGGCTCTGCCTCTAAACGTGCTGACGGTGTTGCTACAAAAGGCAAAACTAAAGGCACTATGGTTAAGATGACTAAAGGCGGCATGGCCTGCTAAGGAACTATCATGAAACGCAGCGTTAACGAATACGACGAAGGTCGGGGCGGTAGTGGTAAAGTTTTTAAGGCTCTTGAGAATAATGCGGGGCCAGCTTTGTTAGCAGGAAGTGGTGCGGCTGGTTATGCCGATTACAAACTTACAAAACAAAGAGAACAAAACAAAAACGAAGCTGCTGCTGAAATGAAGCGTGAGTCTCGTGGCGTTGCCAAGCCCGCTAACTTTGACGCTGTAGAAGAATCTAAGCGTGACGCACAAGATGCGCGTGACCGCGCAAAGATTAAATCTATGGGTTTTAAAGAGGGCGGTAAAGTTTCTTCCGCCTCTAGCCGTGCTGATGGTTGCGCTACTAAAGGCAAAACACGGGGTAAATTCGTATGATTGCCAGCCGAGGCATGGGAGCCATATCCCCAAGCAAAATGCCCGGCGGTAAAAAGAAGGCTCGTCGGGATAACACGGACTTCACGCAGTACAAAGAAGGCGGTAAAGTAAAATCCAAAGTGAACGAAGCTGGAAACTACACGAAGCCCAGCCTTCGTAAACGGATTTTTAACAGTGTAAAAGCCGCCGCAGTGCAGGGCACAGGCGCAGGGGAGTGGTCAGCCCGTAAAGCCCAGTTGATGGCTAAACGTTACAAGGCGGCAGGTGGAGGTTACAAAGATTGAAAGCACCTCAGCAATCGCTAAAAGATTGGGGTGATCAGAAATGGCGCACCAAGTCTGGTAAACCGTCGAGTAAGACGGGGGAGCGTTATTTGCCCGAGAAAGCTATCAAGTCACTGTCATCCTCTGAATATGCGGCTACTACAAAAGCCAAGCGAGCAGGAAAAGCCGCTGGTAAACAGTTTGTAGCCCAACCAAAAACCATTGCAAAGAAAACGGCAGGATTTAGATGACCACTAGCGGCACAAACCTTTTCAACATGGACTTCACGGAAATTGCCGAAGAAGCTTGGGAGAGGGCTGGCCGTGAGATGCGTTCTGGCTACGATCTGCGCACTGCGCGTCGTTCCATGAACCTGATGACCATTGAGTGGCAAAACCGTGGCATCAACATGTGGACGATTGAGGAAGGGACTATCCCCCTCGTACCGGGTCAAAATACATACGCTCTGCCCAACGATACCATTGACTTGTTAGAGCACGTTATTCGTACGGGTGGTAACACAGCGTCTACACAGGCTGATCTTACTATCACACGTATCAGTGTATCTACGTACGCCACTATCCCTAACAAGTTAGCGGCGGGTCGCCCAATCCAAATTTGGATTCAACGTATGAGTGGTGAGACAAGCCCCACCGGTACAACTCTAAACGGGACAATCACGTCTACAGCCACAACAATCACAGTGGCAAACGCGTCAAACCTCGCAGGAACTGGCTTCATTAAACTAGACGACGAGATCATTAACTACGGGTACATCACAGGCAATACCCTGTACAACTGTTTCCGTGGACAACAAAACACTACGCCAGCGGCGCACACTACGGGCGCTACCGTGTACAACCCCAATGTGCCAGCAGCAACTCTATGGCTCACACCTGATAACTCGCAACAGTACACGCTCGTGTATTACCGCCTACGCCGTATTCAGGACGCAGGGGCTGGTGTAGAGACAGCCGACATGAATTTCCGCTTCCTGCCGTGTGTAGTGGCAGGCTTGGCGTACTATATTGCCATGAAGGTACCAGAATTGATACAGCGCCTCCCAATGCTTAAAGAGGCGTATGACACTCAGTTCGACCTTGCCGCAGGGGAAGACCGCGAGAAGGCCGCAATTCGCTTTGTACCCCGTCGTCAGTTCCTTGGAAGTGGTGTGTAATGGGAAATAGGTACGCGTCCGGCAAGATAGCCATTGCGATATGCGATCGTTGTGGTTTTCAGTTTCGCCTGCGCAACCTTAAAGAAGAAATTATCAAGACCAAAAGATACAACATCTTGGTCTGCCAAGAGTGTTGGGATCCCGATCAGCCGCAGTTGCAGTTGGGTATGTATCCGGTAGATGACCCACAGGCTCTACGCAACCCACGTAGAGATACAACGTACGTAACGTCAGGCATAAACGCTGGCAACAACTTGTCAGGTGGCTCACGGGACATTCAGTGGGGCTGGAATCCAGTCGGTGGGGCTAGTAATTTTGATGTAGGATTAACGCCGAATTACTTGATAGCGACAACGTTTGTCGGTACAGTATCGGTATCTTAAGGAGTTTAATATGGCTACAGTAAACAACAAGCCCGCATCTTCTTACGCCAAGCCACACACAATGAGTGGTAAGAGCGTAACTGTTGCTGAGAATCCCGGTGAAGGCCCTAACCGCAGTAAAGCTGACACTGTCAATATGAGCGTTGGCAACATCAGCAAGTTTGCTGGTGATCAGTCAGTTAAAACGTCAGGTATCATGGTGCGTGGCGGTAAAGCCCAGACCAAAGGCAGAATGGCACGTGGCCCCATGGCCTAAGAGGTAGACATGAACTACACCGAGTTGAAGACCCAAATTAAAGACATTTGCGAAAATAATTTTGCAGATGTGTCTTTGGATATGTTCACGCGTCAAGCAGAACAAAAAATTTACAACACGGTACAGATTGCAAACTTGCGAAAGAACATGACGGGCGTATTGTCTACAGGCAATAAGTACTTGTCAGCGCCGGGTGACTTCTTGTCAACGTATTCGTTAGCGGTTGTGGATGCGGCTGGTGACTACAAATATTTGCTGAACAAAGATGTCAACTTCATTCGTGAAGCGTACCCCAGTGCGTCTGCTACGGGTTTGCCCAAGCACTACGCCATCTTTGGGCCTTCTACATTGGACTCAACAGAGTTATCATTTATTCTTGGCCCTACGCCGAATTCAAATTACACGGTTGAGTTGCACTTTTACTATTACCCTGAGTCCATTGTGACTGCAAACAACACGTGGCTTGGTGATAACTTTGACAGCGCACTTCTTAACGGCGCATTGATTGAAGCACTACGCTACATGAAAGGTGAAGCTACTGACACTGCTGTGTATGATAAGTTGTACCTACAATCAATATCCCTCCTTAAAAATCTTGGCGATGGAAAACAGCGCATGGATGCTTATCGCGATGGTCAATTTAGAATGCCTGTGACATGAGTTACATCCTACAAACCCAGACCACCAGCTTCAAAACGGAGCTGTATACGGGCGTTCACAATTTGTCTACGAACACATTGAAGATTGCTTTGTTTACCGCCAGCGCTGATTTAAACGAATCTACGACCGTGTACGACTCAACCAATGAAGTTAGCGGTGGCGGGTATGTTGCGGGCGGTGTAACTTTGACTGGTGTGACCATTAACTCATCTGGGTATACCGCTTATGTGGACTTTGCGGATGTTGTGTTTAACGCTGCGGTGACGGCTCGTTGCGCGTTGATTTACAACTTTACCCAAGGTAATAAATCTATTGCCGTGTTGGACTTTGGGTCTGACAAAACTTCTACTAACTTTACAATCACTATGCCTGCGAACACAGCGACAGCGGCTTTGATTCGTAGTTCTAATTAAAGGTTTCTATGTCACACGAAAAAGTTACAGGTAAAGATGTGGTGGCCGCAGGGCTGGTGTGTGGCACACGTTCGGGCGAGTCTGCAATGGCTATGGGCCGCTTCACGATGGAGTGTGTGGGCGCGGATGGCGAGGTTAAGTGGACTGCAACAGAACACAACTTGGTGGTCAACACAGGTCTTCAGTACATGGCAGGCAGTGCTCTGACTTCAGTTACACAGATCACAACTTGGTACTTAGGTTTGTACGGGGCTGGTGCTTCTAATACACCGGCGGCTGGGGATACGGCAGCCTCACACGCGGGCTGGACAGAGATTACGCCTTACAGTAACGGTGTACGTCCTACATGCTCGTTTGCTACGGCAACGACAGCTAACCCCTCGGTGGCTACGAACTCGGCTTCTGTGGCGGCGTTTAACATTGATGCAAGCGCTGTTGTAGGCGGTGCGTTTTTGATTAGCAACAGCACAAAGGGCGGGACAACGGGTACACTGTTTTCTGCCGCTGATTTCCAATCACCCGGCGACCGGACGGTTGTATCTGGCGACACACTGAACATTACATACACACTTAGCTTGGCAGGTTAAATATGGCGCTTGTCCTTGCCGACCGTGTTAGGGAGACGACAACTACCGCAGGCACAGGGACAATCACCCTGCTTGGAGCGGTACCCAGTTGCCAGAGCTTCGCCGTTATAGGTAACGGAAACACCACGTACTACACCATCGTTGCCTATACGGGCACTGAGTATGAGGTAGGCATTGGTACATATACAGCCAGCGGGACTTTATTGTCGCGGGATACAGTGCTGGCATCTAGCAATGGCGGCTCACTGGTTAACTTCTCAGCGGGCACTAAAGATGTGTTTTGTGATTACCCCGCAGATAAAGCAGTAACAACGGATACGCTTGCATACCCACCTGCCATAGGCGGCACAACCCCTGCGGCTGGTACGTTTACTACGCTTACTGGTACTGGAAATACAACCCTTGGCTCTGGCTCTGTAAATTGGGTTCAAATTGTTGGGTCTGGTTCTGGTGGCTCACCATATTTGTATGCTACAGGCGGTAGTTCGGCAGGATTAGACTTTTATACAAATAGTTCACTTGGTTTTAAATTTAGAACCAACAACGGAACTAATGAACAAGCCCGTGTTTCCCACACCGCATCAGCAGTCAATTACGTTCAGGTGACTGGTGCGGCTACTGGTGGAAGACCAACTATTAGTGGGCAAGGAAGTGATGCTAATGTTGACTTAAACTTTTTATCCAAGGGAACAAGTGGCGGTCATATATTTACTGCTAACAATGCAATTCAAGCAGTTGTTTCTCCCACAGCATCAGCAGTTAATTATGTTCAACTGACAGGAGCAACCACTGGCGGCAATGTTCAAATTTCAGCGCAAGGTACTGATTCAAGCATTGGAATTAGCCTTGTAAGTAAAAGTGGCGGTGGTTCGGTATGGAAAGGTGATGGCGGCGTTTACTTCCAAAACAATGCGGCTAACAATTTATTCTCTGTTGAAAACACATCATCTACAGTCAACAGATTAACGGCTACTGGAAGTGTTACAGGTTCAGGGCCACGCTTGTTTGCCCAAGGCTCAGACACCAACATAGACATAAACCTGACTACCAAGGGTACTGGTACGTTAGTAGCCAACTTGAATAGTGGGTACTTTAAAGCATATAGAGATTCTGGCACAAACACTGTTCAACTAAGAAGCAATGGCAATTTAGGTTTATATGCTGAAGCAGGTGGAGCAATTTTGTTTAACACAAACACCGCTGGTGACGTTAGACAAATGCAAGTAGCCCACACAGCCAGCGCAGTCAACTACCTACAAGCAACAGGCTCTGTTACAGGTTCAGGCGTTACCTTATCAGCGCAAGGTTCAGACACAAACATTGACATCAACCTAATACCAAAGGGTACAGGCACTACTGTTTATACAGGCGGTGTAACAATCAACGGCACACTGACTGCTCAGAATGAAGTGTTAAAGGGTACTGGGCAGAATTTAACGCTTCAAAGCCAGACTTTTGCAAATGCGGCTTGGGGCAAATCAAATGCTTCTATTACATCTTCAACGGCAACTGCGCCTGACTCAACATCTACGGCCTGCACGTTAATTGAAGATACCGCCACTACCTTACATTACATTAACCAACCTGCTAGAACAATTGTTTCTGGCACGACAATTACTTTATCTGCTTATGTAAAAGCTAATGGTAGAAACTTTTGCGCTTTGTATGAGGGAAGTGCTGGACAAGGTAAATACTTCAACATTACTGCTGGTGGTGGCGGTTCTGTTTTGGGCAACTTTATTAGCGCACCAACATCAGCGGCATTAACTTATGTTGGCAATGATTGGTACAGAATTTCTATTGTTGTTACCTCAACATCTCAATTTACTTTTGGTATTTATTTAAGTCCTGATGGAACATCATTCAGTTATACAGGCAATGGAACTTCTGGTATCAACATCTGGGGCGCACAGACTGAATTAGGTAGCACTCTAAACACCTACATCCCCACAACCACAACAGCAGTTTACGGAACTCCTACCCTATCATTCTCAGGCGTATCAACAATAGGATTAGAGTCTAACGGCTCACTCTTTGTTCAACCTGCTGGTACTGGTGCGCTACAGGCACAAGCCACTACATCATCTGCTGTGGGTGGTAATGCTAGGGGTATCAATGCTGTTGATTGGCAGACTGTAAGAAGTGCGGCTTCTCAGGTTGCATCTGGTACTTATGCTTTCCTTGGAAGTGGTAGGCAAAATGTTTCTAGCGGTCAAGATTCTTTTGTTGGTGCTGGTTTTCAAAATACATCAAGTTCAAGTCAGTGTGGAGTTGTGGCTGGCGCAAGGAATCAAGCAACGGGTGGCGCAAATTTTATTGGTTCTGGAAACGATAATCTTGCAAACTTGGCTTATGGTGCAGTAGTTGGCGGTCAAAGTAATACAGCAAGTGGTTATTTTGGTTTTGTTGGAAATGGTTTATCAAATTCAACTACATCATCGTCTGCTGTAACAACTCAAAGCGGCACAATGAACGGAACGACAGCCGTGACATTGTCAGGCTCTAACGCCAACATCAAAGTTGGACAGTTGATTACAGGCACAAGCATTACGTTCCCGACCACTTACGTTGCCGCAATCTCAGGAACAAGCCTAACCCTATCCCAAGTAGCAAGCGGTTCATCCACATCAACCCTATCCTTTTTTACCCCACACGGAGTAGTAGTAGGAGGTGGTAACAATCAGGCAACTGGAAGTTACAGTTTCATCGGTGGCGGAGGCGATGCTGGCACTGCGGCTAATCGTAATGTTGCTTCTGGTGATTGGAGTACGGTTGCGGGTGGGCGAGGCAATCTTGCAACAAATCCATATTCAACAATCGCTGGCGGTCAAATAAATGGTATTTATGCAAGCTACGGAACAATAGCTGGCGGATTAGCAAACGCAGTAACAGGATTTGGTGCATCTGTTTTAGGTGGATATAGTAATTTAGCAAGTGGTTCATATTCTTCTATTGGAACTGGGACTTTTGGAACAACAAGAGGCATTGATTCGTTGCAAGCTGTAAGCGCAAATGGCCCTATTGCCTCAGTTGCTGGTGTTTCTCAAAGCGGATTGCTTATCCTTGGTACTCAAACCACAGACGCAACAGCAACAGTCCTGCGCTCAAACACATCAGCCGCATCCACAACAAACCAAGTAATCCTCCCAAACAACTCTGCCTATGCGTTTAGGGGAACTGTCATTGCTAACGTAACAGGTGCGGCTAATGGTGCTTCTTGGTCTTTTGAAGGTGCAATCATGCGAGGTGCTAATGCGGCATCGACTGTATTGATTGGAACACCCGCAATTAACCGAGTGGCGGCAACAGCAGGGGCTACTGCGTGGACTATTGCTTTAACTGCTGACACTACGAATGGTGGACTTGCTGTGACTGTCACGGGTGCGGCATCTACAACTATACGATTTGTGGCAAAAATAGAAACAACAGAGGTGACTTTCTAATGGCTATCAATCTTGACCACGTAACGCAACAACTTACAGTAACTGATACTGCGGCTAACGCATCGTTGACTGTAAACACTAAAGGTACAGGTGCGTTTAACATTGCGGCTGGCTCTGGTGGACTTAACCTGAGTAATGGCGGGACTGTTACTGCTATTACTAGAACTGTTTTAGGTAGTTACACATCTAATCCAACTGTAATTATTTCTGCCCCAACTACCGCCAATGGTGTTCAGGCTACAGCTACTGTTTCTGTTCAATGTACTGCCGCAACTATTGCAAGTGGGGGCACTGGTTACACAGTTGGCGACACTATATCAATGGTAGGTGGAACATTTACTTCTGTTGGAACATTTAGGGTTGCAACTGTTTCTGGTGGTGTTATTACTTCAGTTGATACACCAAACTTTGCTTCATACACAGTAACGCCATCAAATCCTGTTTCTGTAACAGGTGGCACTGGTTCAGGAGCAACACTTAACGTCATTTACTTTATTGGCACATTCACCATCACTAACGCAGGTAGCGGTTACGTAGAACAACCCACAATCACATTCAGCGGAGGTGGTGGTTCTGGTGCGGCGGCTTATGCCCGTATTGGTTCAACACCAGTTTTCAAAAGCTTAGCTTCG